AAGAGATGTTCCTGAAGCTAGTCTTGTTGGTGCCTGACCAACTGCAATGAGCTGACGCTCTGTTGGTGCAATACCAAGAGCACCTGCTGCAAGACCTAATGTAGTCTTGTGTGATGTTCCTGCTCCACTCTTGATAATTGTATTATCCTGAGTAATTGCAGTATTGTTTGTTGGATCGTCTGGCTGTCCGAATACTACTAGAACGTTCTCTAGTGTACCTTCTGACATTTCAGTTGCGATCATGACCTCCATAGCAGACTTGAACAGCTTAGCTGTATCAAGAAGCTGATCCACTGTTACTGAATCATATGTTGGGTTGTAAGTAATTTGCAAACCATTGTTTGTAAAACCTACGTTTCTGTAATAGAAAGTACCAGAATCTGTTGCGTTAAGTGTATCTGTATAGGATGTTCCTGTTACAAATGCACCTGCGTTAGCTGTTCCTGGTTCTGAGTTTTCGTATGTTCCGTATCCTGCTGTTGTTGAATCGATGTTCGAAATAAACAACGGGGATGCGCCTACGAGAATATTTCTGGCATTACCTGTATTTTGTGCCATATTGTGTTGCCACCTCCTGGAATTCTTTAGTATTAAATTGTAAAATCAATTTTACTTCAAGCTGGCTAGGCTCATTTCCTCTTGGTCTAATTGTATGCCATTGAAGCTAAAAAGGCAAACCCTAAAGGAACCTGCCCACAGAGTCTGTAATTCGAGAATACTTTATCTCTAGGATGATTTCAGAAGAAAAGAATCCCTGCAATTCCTCAGAAGGGGCGGTAGGTGAGATATCTGCTACCCATATTGTATGGAACTTAAATTTATTTGATAGGTCTGCCCACATATTTATATCCCTAGCAGACTCATCCATTCTCCTGAATTCATCTGTCATGTAGTTTCTAATTTCATTTATGTCCGCCACCGATGTTGAATATACGGTAAACAAGATCTGCTCACAGCATATTAGCCAGTTGTCCTCGTATGACATTCCTATCTTGTCATAGACTATATGCTTTTTGCCGCTCAAAAATTGGTTCATTTCTGCAGCTTGTTGTACTGGAATAATTGGAATAATATTCTCGTTCAAATTATCTGACCAATAATCTTCCTCGTCAAATATATTACGGGTGTATAGTTCTTTCCACAGATACTTGCGAAGCTCTAGCATTGCATCTAATTTATAGTTAGCCGTCACATTGCACCTCCAAATGATGCCGCTAATGCTGCATCAGCCTGAGACCTAATAGTGTTTGCCGAAAAAGAATACTTAACTCTTTTAATATCAGAAGGAACTCTTAAAGCTTTAGTCATGCTTGAATTAAATATCTTTTGAAATCCAGATCTCTTAATAGATTCATTAACTAGCCTGCCACTAAAAAATCTTGAATGAGCCAATGAAAATTGGTTGGTAGCAGAAGATCCTCCTGGGCGTCTAACTGTTACAGATTTTCCTTTAGGCATAAATACTGTTTCTCCTTCGTACTCAAAAACTAAACGCTCTGCATTTTTGGGACGAATAACCAATGGTTTTCCTTCGTCTATTACCTTTGCCTTATTTGCAAAAACATGTCTGCGTTTTCCATTTGATGAAGGAACCATAGATTTAGATTGAAGTAGTTCATAGTTAATTCTAAATGAAAGTCCATCTTGGGATATCTTACTTAATTTAAAAAGTCTAGCATTCTTATTTCCAGCTCTTTTCCACTCATACACATGGTGTAATGACTTGGGTTTTGACCTTGCCAGAGCATCAATATAATTTCCAAAATCTGTGTCTATCTGGTCAAAAATGATCTTTGCAAATGCTGACTGAAATTGTTTGTTTGTAGTTAATTTAGATATGACTGCTGCCTCATAATATACATATGCCGATACCTGAGCTACTGTGCTATCTTTTAAGGGTCCGCTTTGATTTGCGTACATCATTCTTTCAAGTCCACTTGCTGCCTGAATCAGCATTGTGCTATTGTCCAATTTGCTGATTCTCCGATCTCTTCATAGATGAGTTGTATGCAATCACACGGCCAAATGGGTCGGTGACTGGAGTTGTTCCCATAACCTCAAATACTGTGGGGGTTTCGTTAGGATAATTAATTTCATTCCAAATGGTGTTGCCTTCGGAGTCTCTAATATTTGTAACTTTTTCTCTTGCAGTTAATTTCTCTGATGTTCTAACTTGAACGACCTGATCGTTTAAATACTTGTTTGAGAATATTTGCTTGTCGCTAGAGCGGGTAGTAGCAGAGTTGCTAATAACTCCCTTTACGTGGCATGGAACGGTTTTATAAAAATTCCATTCTCTAACTATTGCACCTGTATCAGGATCTTGAATCTCAGACTGTCTATATACATCCAAGTTCATAGACAAGACAGAGTCTACGATGCTATTCATTATATAATCTCTGCTTTAGCTGTTAAGACGTAATCTGCTAATAGGTTGTCTGCATATGCATTACCTGTTCCAGTGTAGGCATCTCCTGTATATTCAAAGTCCCAGTCAAATGTAGATATGTTCTTTACGTATTTGTTTCTCCACATTGTATCTTTAGAGAAGTAGTCTTTCATTAATTCTGCTGCCGCTTGTTCTACATTCTCAGGAACAGAGTCCCATCCAAATCTTGCTTGAACTTTATAAGGAATACCAGACTGGAATATTCCAGAGTAATCATGAATGCTTGGAGGCACCATTCCGTTTGCGATATAGACAGCGTTGTCTAGTGTGCTAGACCTGTCAACTCTAAGACCAAATTTTGTTTCAGATATATTTACTGCTAATCCCCAGTTGTTGACTGCTGGGCTAGACAAATTATCTATAAGTAAAATATCTTTTACAAATAGCTTTTGCAAAGAGTTGATCTTGGCAGGAAGTGGTAGAGTATCTGACTCATATCCGTATACAACATACACGTCATCATATAGATAAAAGTACTGTCCTGTATAACCTTCAATTTGTTTACGAGCATATTTTTCTGCTTTAATTAAATCTGAATATGACTTATATCCTGGGTCAGATGAATCTGACGCAAAGCCCATATCTTGAATATGATTAAAATCAACGTAAGGAGTTACAACAAAAACGTCTTCAGTTTTAACAACAGATGTTCCGCTAACTGCATATTCCCACTTAAGTCTTAAAGTTCTGTTTCTGTCGGTATATGCATAAGGGACGTTAATTGTATATGTTCCTGGATTGTTTTCATCCAGGGTTGATGTAATTGTTGTCAAAAGCGTGGTCGAAGCAATCGCAGGACTTACTGCTGGATCATTTGTTACGTCATAAATTTTGACAACTGGTGCAGAGGTTGCGTCTGCAACATCTCCGTTCCAGAACACTTTATGTGTTACTGGAGATTGTGAACCTACTAATACTTCTGCCATTTAAGAGGCGTAGACTAGTTGTAGTACTCCTGGACTTCCCTTGGAGTTGCTAATCTAAAGCCCTCCTCCTTATCAAAAATTGCTTGCGCTGCTTCATTACTCATTGCAATAAATGGGTGCTCTTTTGTGAACGTAAATCCCATAATATCATATCTAAAGTTATCTCTAGTCATTCTTACTAATACTGTGTTTTCTGGCTGTTCCGCCTTTGGATCAAACTTAGGCAGGATTTCTACGGTCATATCTTCTTCTTCCATCTTGTCCATGGTCTTGTTATATACAGACCAAGTTACGCCTTCTTCTGCGAGGGCGGCAATGATATCGGCCTTACTCTTTAGACCATCTGTATCAACTGCAAAATCTTCTGCAATCTTTTTTATCTCAGATACTTTTAATGTCTCAAATGACATATATATCTCCTATTTCTACTCTAAACAATTATAGCATTACTAAATTAAAATGAAAAGCCCCCCAAAAATTAATTTAGGGGGCTTTTAGCAGATCTAAATCCTATTTATTAGGAAGCAATCTTAACGTCTTTAACAACTACCCATGCGTCTGCCTGCTCGATTTGAACGCCTACACGAGTATACATTGTGTACTCGATAGAGTCCTTACGTGGCTGGAAGAAACGATAGACGGTTACATCACGCTTGATACCAATAACTACGTTATTTGGGAATGTCAAGTGGATATCTCCGTGATCGCCAGTCTCGCCTGAATATGTACCATCCTGTGCTTCTTTTAGCATAGGAACTTCAACAATTGGAATACCAAATGCGAATGGTGCTACGTATCCTGCTGGACCACCAAGTCCTGG